ACAGTAATATAAATAGTTAAAAGAAAGGAAAACTATCATGGCACTAGGAGTAGACGATTTTAAATCAAAACTTATTGGAGGAGGCGCTCGTCCTAATCTGTTCAAGGCAACTGTCAACTTTCCGGCATACGCTGGAGGAAACAGTGAATTGACACAGTTCTTGGTCAAGGGTGCTCAGTTACCCGCCAGTGTTATCGCTCAAATTGACGTTCCCTTTCGAGGGCGTCAGTTGAAGATTGCCGGAGATCGCACGTTCGACAACTGGTCAATCACCGTACTTAATGATTCTGTAATGAGCATTCGCAACGCATTTGAGCGTTGGATGAACGGAATGAATGAGCATAGCGCTAATCTTGGATTGGTAAACCCAACTGACTATCAAGCAGACATGCTGATCGAGCAACTTGATAAGTCCGAAAGAGTAACGAAACGATATCAGATTCGCGGAGCATTTCCTGTAAATGTTGCGGCGATTGATCTCAGTTACGATACGAATGATGCGATTGAAGAGTTCACTGTTGAACTTGCGTATCAATATTGGGAATCAATTGGTGGTAATTGGACCACTACTTCTTAATCAATAAGAAATTCAAAACTATTCGCCCCGTGAGTCTATTCTTGCGGGGCGAATAAATACATTTATGGAAATATTTGGCTACGAGATAAGTAAGAAGATTACACCGAAAGTAAAGAAAGAAATCATTTCACCGATTCCAAAACCGAGTGATGATGGTTCTGCGGCAACTACGGTTTTTTCTGGTGGTCTTTATGGTCAGTATATTGATCTTGGAGATTCGGCAACGATCTCTGATCACGATCTTATTTTAAAGTATCGTGAAGTTGCTACACAACCCGAAGCGGATACAGCGATTACAGATATCGTTGATGGCGCGATTGCATCAGCTGATAAATCCTCTCCGGTAGATATTTCACTTGATGATCTGGATCAACCAGAAAATATTAAGAAGCAGATTGTCGATGAGTTTAATAAGATTCTTACACTTTATCGATTCAATCATAACGGTCACGATCTTTTTCGTAACTGGTATATTGATGGTAGAGTCTATTTTCAGATCATCGTTGATAAAGAGAATCCAAAACGAGGAATCGTAGAACTTCGCTACATCGATCCCACAAAAATCAGTAAGGTTAAAGAAGTCAAAAGGGTGCAAGATCCCAAGACTCAAGTTGAGTATGAAAAAATAGTTGCGGAGTATTATCTTTACGCTGACGGTATTCTAACGAATACGGAAATTAAGGCTGGTCAAGGAATCAAGTTGGAGAAAGAATCGATCATTGCAGTCAACTCTGGTCTCTTTGATCCTTCTCGTATCAAGTCAATTGGTTATCTCCATAAGGCAATCAAGTTGATCAATCAGTTGCGATTCATGGAAGATTCTTTGGTTGTCTATCGTGTTTCTCGAGCTCCCGAAAGACGCATCTTCTATATTGACGTAGGTAACTTACCAAAGGGTAAAGCCGAAGAGTATGTTCAAAGCGTTGTTTCTCGTTATCGCAATAAACTAGTTTACAATGCAAGTACGGGTGAAATCACCGATGATCGTAAACACATGTCTATGCTCGAAGACTTCTATCTTCCTCGAAGAGAAGGTGGAAGAGGAACTGAAATCACCACATTGGGTGGTGGAGAGAATCTTGGACAGATCGAAGATGTGATCTTCTTTCAGAGAAAACTTTACAAAGCTCTGAATGTTCCAATCTCTCGTCTTGAACAGGATAATGCATTCTCTCTTGGTCGAGCAACCGAAGTTTCACGAGATGAAGTCAAGTTTCAAAAGTTCGTTGATAAACTTCGAAAGAAGTTCTCTCAAATCTTCATTGAAGCACTCAAAGTTCAGCTGATTCTTAAGGGTGTTATTGAACCAAAGGATTGGGCTCTTATCGAAGAGTCGATTAATATTGACTTTATTGAAGACAATTACTTTGCGGAACTGAAAGAGTTTGAGATTCTTCGCGAAAGACTTGAGATGCTGCAATTGGTTGAAGAACAGATTGGTAAATACTATTCTCGTGAATGGGTTCGCCGTAACATTCTACATCAATCCGATGAAGACATTGAGACAATTGATGATCAGATTGAGAAAGAAAAGGAATCTGGTGATATTGAAGGCGAAGACGATATAGAAATCTAAAAATTTATAAATAGTAATTATGCCAGAAAGAATATTTAACGCACTTGTAAAGAATGATAAGGATGAAGCGTTGAATGCGTTTAAAGATGCAATTCAACAAAAACTTGATACTGCGGTGGATGTTCGTCGTGTTGGATTGACTTCTCAAATTTTCAATGATGGAGATCCTGCTCCGGTAATGGAAGAAGATGTTCAGATCGATGAAGCAGTATCCGCAGACAAGTTTGTAAAAGGTGGAAGTGATAAGATCAAGCAATCCGAAGTTGATGATCTTCTTGGAAAGATCTATGATAATTCAAAACTCACAAAGTCTTTGATTGCAAATAAAGCGTACTCTGATGGAGAAAGTAATCCTAAGAAAAAGAATCCTCATCAAAAAGATACGATTGACTTTCATCTCTATCAACTAGGACAACAAGTGGAACTCTCACGAATGTAATGACAGAATACTGGAATAATCTTATTCATGAATCTAAAAAGGTTCTTCAAAAGGAAGACGGACACACCGACGTTGCGTCAGCTCTTAGTGGTGTTGCTGTTGCTCGTGAGGCTCTTCAGAATATGGAAGTAATTTTAAAGGGAATGAATCCCGAAGATGATCTACCTTCGTGGTGGACAAATCAAGTAGCCGTTTCGGTTGCACAACTGGACGACATGGCAGATATTCTTAAAAAGAAGGTAGAAAAATGACAATCACACCATTATCGGCGAAAGAAACGCCAAACTCCACAGCCTCAAATATATCTGAGGCATCACATGTTTATATCTGTAATACTGTAGCTACAGCTGGTCAAGTCACTCTACAAACGAGTGGAGGCGCAACAATCGCAACATTCGATGTTCCGGCGTCTGGTCAAATTACTGTTAAGAAGAAGAACGCCGAAAAGATTCTTACTTCGGCCGCGACACTTACTTGCACCGCAATAGGTTACGCAAACTAACAAACTAATCAATCTGATATGAAAAATCTAATAGAACAGTCGCGACAAATTTTATTAAACGAAGCACCCGGCAAAACTGTTTTTGTACTTTTTTACGAACCCTCTGATGGACGGACCCGATTTATGGGTGTTTTCTCATCGCAGAAAAAAGCACAAGAGAAGATAAAAAAACAACAAAAAGATGCCAAAGATGGTGGATACGGACCCTACTCCAGTAGCGATTTTGAAATTCGACAAGTTGCAGTACAGTAGTCTAAGATGAAATTAATAACAGAAACACAGGATGTACAACTTGAGTACATCACCGAAGCCAATGAAAAAGGTGGCAAGGATGTCTTCATCGAAGGCGTCTTTATGCAAGCGGAAAAAGAAAACCGCAATAAGAGAATTTATCCGAAGTCGGTTCTGGAATCAGCAACCGATAAATATGTAAAGGAACAAGTTAAGACTGGTCGGGCCGTGGGTGAGTTAAATCACCCCGAAGGACCAGCGATTAACTTGGATAAAGTTTCACATCGTATTACCGAACTCAAATGGGAAGGTAATAACGTTGTTGGAAAGGCACTTATCTTGGATACACCAATGGGTAAGATCGTGAAAGGCCTCGTTGAAGGAGGTTGCAAGCTAGGTGTCTCAAGTCGTGGTATGGGAACTGTTGAATCAAGAGAAAACAAAACGTTCGTAAAGGATGATTATATTCTTTCGACGGTTGACATTGTTCAAGACCCCTCCGCCCCCGAAGCCTTTGTAAATGGCATCATGGAAGGAGTTGATTGGATCTTGGAGAATGGTATTCTAAAACCTCAACAAATTGAAGAATATGAGACTGAAATAAAGAAGGTGAATTCCTCTCAGATCGCTGAGGCACAGGAACGAATCTTCAGAGATTTCCTCTCCAAACTCTAAATTCAAAATAAGGTATAAACCCAATGTCTGAAGAAATACAGAACGAAGAAGAAATCGTTGTTGAAGACGTACAGGAAGAAGATCTTGTAGAGAATCAGGAGCTTGAACAGGATACACCTGAAGAAGTTGCTGAAGAAACTCAGGAATCACTTTCTGATTCGGTACTCGACGTTCTTCTCGGTGAGGCTAAGAAGAAAAACGAAGCCGAAGACGAAGAAGAAGAAGAC